AGCAGTGGATATTGCTAGAGGCTATTTGATGAAAATGCGCCGGATGATGCCGGAAGCGACGAAATTCAACAAAACCGCCGAAACGGTAGCCAAACGACGCGGTTATGTCAAAACCATCATGGGTCGCAGGCGGAGGTTTCCAAACGGCGAATTCGCCCACAAGGCCGGTAATTCGATCATTCAAGGGTCGTCCGCCGACATTACCAAACAGAAAATGGTTGAGTGCGACGAATTCCTGATGGGGCCGGACAACGCCGACGATTTGAATATCGCGTCGAGCGACCATAAGTCGAACCTGATATTGCAAATCCACGATTCGCTGGACTTCCTTTTCGTAGAAGAAGAGCGCGAGTCCATGGAAGAAGTAGTCGCAATCATGGAGCGATTCGGAGAAGACGAACCGATTACTCTCAGCGTCCCAATGGCGGTGGATACTGACGACGGGGAGTCTTGGGGACATGCAACATTCAAAAACTACGAGGATTGGGTGTAAATGAACGACGATAGATGGATGAAAATGGCCTATGACGCCGCCATTAGGTCGAAGGACCCGAGGACCAAGATCGGGTGCGTATTGGTAGACAAGTGGAGCGAAACGAAATATTTGCTGGCCGCTAATCGTCCAGCAGGCAAAGCAACTCCAGAACAGTTCGAAAATACCCCGCTCACCAAGCACGACTATATGGAACATGCCGAACGTATAGCAATAATGAATGCTTTTAAGTTGCTTGAACTTGAAGACGACTTAACGGATTTCGTGATTTATGTTAACGAAACTCCCTGCACCGACTGCATGAATGCTATAGTCGAATCGGGCATCAGGGACGTCAGAACGTGCGAACGTTGGTATCAACACTGTCTAACCCATGGACCCGATCCGGAAGAAAAGTACAAAAAAGCCGCAACCATAATGGCCGCTAACGGAGGTCTCATGACTAGGAGCGCATGGAATCTTGGAACGGTTCACGCTCGAAGAGACGACCTGCAATTTCAACCGATGGATTGGTAATGTATATATTCTATGACACCGAAACTTCTGGACTAGCAAATCATCGCCAACCTGCGCACCACCCCAGCCAGCCTTATATTGTCCAGATGGGCGCAATAATGACGGACGATAAACTGGTGGAAGTCGCGAGGCTTAATTGCATCGTGCGCCCCGAGGGATGGGAGATAGCCCCCTCTGTCACGGAGACCCACGGGATAAGCGTGGAGGAGGCCAAAGCGCAAGGCATCAAGCTGCCCGCGTGTGACATCCACGGCATCACTCAGCAGATGGCGATGGAAAAGGGCCTTCCGATCAGCATTGCTATGGGATTGTTTAACGAAATGTGTGGCATGGCGGATGTTGCGGTGGCTCACAATGTTGATTTCGACAAAAAGATGATCGAGGCCGAATACCACAGGCTGAATTGGGGGTATTTCTATCCCGACACGTCGGTTTGCACGATGAAATCCACCACGGATTTGTGCAAGTTGCCCGGGAAATACAGCAGCTATAAATGGCCAAAGTTGGAGGAGTTGCACGAATTCTTGTTCGGACATAAATTCGAAGACGCTCACGACGCAATGGTCGACATTGAGGCGACTATTCGTTGCTTCAAAGAGCTTAAAAAAAGAGGGTTTAACGATTGGCACGTGGTAAAGTCTTAGTTGACTGAGACGCAGCCCCATGGTATCATGTCACTAGGAGGATAACTATGACGACCAAAGACATCGATTGGAACAACGAGCACGAATTAGTCGGAAAGGAAGTTTATACTAATCGGCTTCCCGGAAAGATTCTCGCGGTTTCCAAGGACGAAGAAAAATTTAAAATCGAGCAAAACGACGGAAAAATCCGTTTTCTCGGTCGCGGTTCTTTTTCGTTCCAGACCAGAGTGTTGGATTATCGCTACGACCGAATCGAAGGAAAGTTGATCAAAGACGGTCGGCCTTCTCGCGGCGTGGACGACGAACTGGGACGGGCGCTGGACGGTGACGAGCGCCTACTTGAGGAAGTGTGCGAGGAAAATGGCGTGGATTTCAACAAATACTCACACCTTAACCCCGGCATGAAACGTATGGCAGTAGGGAACATCCTGCGAGCCAGAATACGCCGCAAGGAGAAAGTCACTATTATGGGCGAGGAGATTGTCGCCGATGCTTGAACTTCTAGACTTTCTCTTTAAGTATTGGCTTGCAAATTCACTGTTTTTTGCCGCCATGATTTTCTACTTTATGCCGTTCGAATATTTCAATGAAACGGCGGAGGGGATAGCCAGTTGGCCGACATCCCTGAAGTGGGTTATTTATGTTTTGTTTGTACTTATGTTTTCTCTCGTCTGGCCCTACACGCTTTATAAGACGTTTCGAGACTTCACAAAGTAGAGGGGGCTGCCCAGACCCGGCCTCACACCTATACGACTATTCAGCCTCGCTGCTCTCAGCCCCTGTAGCTACGGACAACTGTTGAATAGTTTCAAGTATCGAAATGACGGTCAAAAGACGCCCGGCGCACCTTTGGTACTGTTGTTCGTATTCAGTTAAAAGAGTGGACCCGTCGCCTCGCGTCGGGTTTTCCACTGTTTGGGCCCTGAGAAGAGGGTGACTTAAGTCGTCACACTTGCTTAGGGTTTCGGGTATCTCCGGGACGAGGAACCGGACTTCCGTCACTATCGTCGGCGGAGGCTCCGACTCCGACCGGAGGAAGCCCCCTAATCCGGCGCAACTCGTTAACAGTGTCGAGCCAAACACCACTAAGAGGCTCGTTGTAATCTTCCGCATCTCGTAGTCCTTCATCTATGGTTTCTATTTGATCGGCTAGAATCCGTTCATCTCTTACGGTTCTCTGGACTGCTTCTAATATGACTTCTCTCCGATCAAGTTCGAGGTCAAATTCGTCCATATTGCGTTGGTTCAGGCTGGCCAGTTGGTTTACTTGGCCGCGCAGAACTTCATTGTAGGATTCGGCCTTTTCAAGGTCCTCTTCCAGTCGGTCTTTTTCTTTGATTGTGAGGTATAACCAACTCAGGGAACCGACAATAGCCGCGATTCCGATATACCGGACAGCTGATCCGAAAAAACTACCGCCTATCAGGTTCGTCAGAAATTCCATTGTACTCCGTCCCGCTACCGCTGCGCTGTCTGCGATGGACATAGTTACCGACGGCCACCAGCTGCGCACCGGCTGCGCTAAGGACCGTCGCGATATCTTGGCCCGTCCAGACCGCACCGGCCACGGCGACGGTAGTCATCCACATCATGATCTTGGAAACGCTGAGCACTCGCGTCCCGGGCTCCAAGACGTTCATGAACGACAAAAAACCAAAGAACTTAGTCCAGAAGGTGTCCATATCGAGCCTCCATTTCGCTGTCCATTTCGACGATCGAAACTCCGGCAGTTTTAGGAGACCCTTCGGCTCTGAACTGAACATGAGGCCAGTCGCCGAGTTCGGAACCCAGCCCCCTCATGCCCATTTCTTCGGCGATTCGTTCCATCTCGCGATAAGCGTTGAATTCGAACCCGTATTTTTTGTGGGCGGACCAAGCCGCTACTCCGGGCTGGATTTCCCAGTAAGAATCTACCGCTTCTCCCCACTGGTGCCAAGAAAACCCGGGAATCGCGTTGGTGACATGGCCCCTCCGGCCATTGGCCGATTGAGGGCCGACAAATTTTATGCATTTGGCCAAGAACGGAGCGTTTTTGTTCTTCAGCTCGGTGATTTTCCGCTTTACGGTGGAAGAGGATCGCGTCGAGCGCCATTCCCGCGCTTGTTGTAGAGGATCGCGGATTGTGCAATACGGCACGACTTCCACGCCGCACTCTTCCTTGAGACGGGCCTGCATCTCAAGGTATTTGTCTTTAAATTCGGGGACCAAAAGGTCCAGATCGCGAGAACAAGTCATCCTACAGTATCCCAATTTCCGGACGAAGTCTTGATAATCCTAACAAAGGAAGTGACTCCGAGTGAAGCGCCGCCGTCAATTAATTCTGATGCATAGGGGTCTACAGTAACGGTGTACCCATTTCCATCCAGCCAGAATGACCACCCGTCCTCCAACGCGGAGGTGTCGGGCAGAACCAAACTAAAAGCGCCAAAGGCTTTGATTACTTTCCCCCTGTCTCCCACCACCATGTTTTCAGTGCCGGAAGAAATTTCTTCATATGAAGGTGACAGCGCTTGTTTGAACAAGGTCTCCATGTCCGAAATTGCGCGTTTGAGAATGGTGGCCGTATCGATATCCCCCTGTTCAGGATAAGGAATCCCGAAGATAGAGGTAAACGAAGTAGTGGCTGCATACAACAGTCCAGAACCGGTGGTTCCTCCGTAGTTGGCAGCTAGCGTGATTTGAGTGTCGGAGTCAACAGACGAAACGACATAATAAATGCCGGAGTTTTTGATCGAAAACAAGTCTCCTGCAGAAACCTTCGTCGACCACGAAGTGCTGGTGCCGGTGACGACAGCTGAGCCATTTGTGACGGCGACGGTTCCTGCAGTATACTGAGACATTTATTGTTTCGTTTCGTTCGTGCCCTTGAGTTCTGACAACTCGGTGGCTTGTTGGGCGATTACAGTCTGCAGACGTTCAACTTCTGCGGCCAGTTGTTCGGCATGAGCCGAAGACATCACGGCGCGATTGTTGGCTTCGTCGCGTTGTTGTTGAAGCGACTTCATGATGTATTGGGGATCAATTTGAATCTGACCCGGTTGGGGCTGCGCTACAGGAGCACCCGCGTTAGCGGGCATGGCAGTTTGAGCTTGCGCCGGAGGGGCTGGTTGGGCGTTTCGTGCGGTATTAGCAGTTTTTTTGGTCATGTTTGTCTCCGTTCTGACCTGTTTGGGTATCTATGGGTCCATATTATCACATTTAGGCGGTTCAGTCCAGTCCTACCGCCTTTTTGATCAGTTCTATCTGAGCTTTCAGGTCGTCGATTTCCGCTTGTTGCGTTTTGTCTTTTTCGTTCAATTTTTCGATAAGAACGGCCTGAATCTCAACAGTTTCAATTAGGCGCTGGGTCCAAGTCCCGGTGGACATACCCTTTTCAATGTCGAACTTCTCCTCGTTCGGCATTGAAGTAAGGTGGCCTTTTTCCTTCCAATGCTTGGAGTATCCGTCAAGAGTGAGTGGGTCGTATTCGGTCCCGATTCGTTCGCCAAATTTTCTGGCCGAATCGTGGCGACGAATTTCATTTTCTCTGTCCGGAACCATTGAGTCCCAGTAGTCCAGATTGATATGGTCATAGTTCGCTTGTTGGAACACGTAGCACGACAAGAGGACGTTATCGTCGTACACAGCGACTGCATTAATTGTGCCATCGCCCTTCCAACTGCCGGTCGGGGAACCAACTTTCAGTCCCTTGAGGACGTTCCACCCGGAGCCATTCGTGGCAACTACCTGCACCCCCGCGTGGTACAAGTTTGTGCCGCCAGCTTCCGTCATTATCACATGCGCATAGGACGACGAACCAACAGACAACTGTGCAGTGTTTTGTGTTATGTTCCAATCGAGATCAGTGGATTCACCTTCAATAGTGAGGGCACCGCCAGTGGTGGACAATGCTTTAGCTACTATACCGGATGTGGAGAAGAAGGCTGATGTAACGCCGCCAGTGACCATACCGAGCGTGTTATCCGCTGCGTGGTGGATATAGGTGTCGCTGTCCGAGTTCTTTGGAATGAAGCGGTTTAGCGATGGGTAGAACGTCATATACTCCCCACCATTGTCGGTGAGGTATACGGGGTTGTTTGCCGCTGTACCTATGTACGTCGCGTTACTGGTGCCGAGGTAGAACCGCGACACACCATCAAGCGACTTATGCCACACATTATCTTCTAATTGAAGCAGCCCTGTGACATCGAGGTTTGGAACAGTGATCTTATTATCAACAGTGAGTTTACCATCCGTGGTAAGGGCCATTGCGCCTTGGGCTTTAGTATGGCTCTCATTGCCCCACCAGAAACCACGGTCAGCCTCAGTGTTCATCTGGAACGTCATGGCATAGTCGTTCAGATCGCCATACGTGACCGCACTCTCCATGCCAATCCCATAGACAGCACTAGAGCCGTAAAGCCTTAGTTTAGATCGACTGTCGCTTGTCGTTACACCGAGATACGTGGCGGTCGTTCTAATAGGTGCGTTAAAGATAAACTCGGCCCGATCTGTTTCGAAGTAGGCTGACGCGGTATCCAACGCAACCATGCGGATATAGCCGTGATTAGTCCATGAATATAGGCCGTCTGGACCCGCTCTAAGAACTTCTTGGTTTGTTCCCTCATCGTAAGCATACCACCGAAACAGACTATGTTCGCTGCCCGCTGTAGCGTCGGACACGTACATCTGGAACTGACCATAAGCCATCCAGTTATTCGTGGAGTTCTTACCATACCAGATGTCTTGCCAACTTACCCTAGAGTTACCTTGCCGAGTACCTTCATCGTAATAGAAGTCGTATCCTTGCCCGCCAGTGTTAAGGCTGAACCGCGAAGTAGTATCCCCCAGTGTGGACACGCCAACAGAGGTTACTTGGAAATGTGTGACACCCGCAGTGACGATACCGATAATATCCGCGCCTTGCGACTGAATGTACGAGTTACTATCGCCGTAGTAGTCGAGATAAAGCTGTTTGGTGTCAGGCTTTATTACAATGGTGTCGTTATTGGCGTCGGTTGCCCTGAAACGGTGTAATCCAGTGCCGGAGCCTGTCGCGTAATAGGTGTCACTCGCTGCTCCATAATAGTGACGACCCACACTGGCCGCACTCTTATGCCACATGTTTTCTTCCATGTGCGGATCGCGCGGATAGATCGTTGCGCGTACCGTGTACCCCGTCTCTGTGCCCTCGACTGTGCAAGAGTAGGCATCCGGGTCTTGTACATCACTAGCCTCGTCCGCTGCCCCTGTGTACCCACAACGAAGATATTCAATTCGGGCGCTGATATAGTTCGTCCACGCCGATGAGGTGTCCCCGATAAGGATGTGCAGGACACCATCTTTTGTGGCGAACCTTACCGTATGAACAAAGTTGGTATCAGAGCAAGTCACATTTGGTGAATGTACCGTCCCCGCACTCTGCTGGTATCCGTTCACAAACACCTCGATGTCGGGGTAGTAGTTGCGGGATATAATGATCTTTCCAGAGAAGAACGTGTTGGCGTCGTCTTGAATACCTGTCTTAAAGATTATGGTTCCGGTAGGCGTGGCAACATCGCTAGAGAACGGCGCTACGTCGCGCAACACCATAAAGCGATTGTTGCTCGTATTGACGCTATCCGGCTTCCAGTGAAGCCCGTTGTGGCTGACGCGACCCTCTACGTCCATCCCACCCGTGTTTATCGTAACAATAGGAGTAGCCGAACCACCGTAGAATTGCGCTTCACCCGTGGACTCGAATAACGCGTTGATCTTGGAGTTATCCACATTTAGGAAAATAAGTTGATCGGCATTGGCATTGTTATAGATGTCGAAACCAAACGTGCCCGATGCGCCACTATGCGGTTTGAAGCGAACAGCGCCGCCATAGGAGGCGGTAGCCGCTAGTTGTAGGCCCGTAGAGATAGTTCTGAATATCTCATTACCGCCATTTTTAGCTATAACCTGTGCCGAGTTGATTTCGAGATTGAGGTTTCCACCTGCATAGAACCCATGCGTGTTTAAAGCCGTGTGCATCCAATAGGTGTCGCTATCCTCGTCGGACAAGCGAATGAGGTTGCCCGGTGCGGCAGTGTTCGAATAAAGCTGGATATCGTTGGAACCCCCAGCGTTAGTCCCGAAGTAGTGCGATCCGTTATCCGCCCACGATATGTTGTAGCTGGCGTTTTTAAAATTCATTCGTGCCGAGCCGCTGGAGTCAAGTATCTGCCCATCGGCATCTTGGAACTGTAAGTCGTGGCCGACTATTACGTTACCGTCTGCCCGCACCCGGAAGGCGAGGAAGTCGTAGGCTTCGTTTGCCGTGTTCCCGGCGCTTGAAACAATCGCAAAGCTGTCCTCAAGGTCATTATTGCGAAGACCAATAACGAAATGCCCGCTGCTCGGTGCTCTGACATAGGCACCGAACGTCGAACCCGGTACAAGACCCGTAATTGCTGTGAAGCCAGAACTGTAGTCGGTCAGCAGCCAACTACCGTTCTCGATACCGACACTGCCCACGAAGGTCTCATTTATATCGGTGCGGGCATAGTTTGCACCCTCGATACCGTCCAGAGTGTCGGCGTCCAGACCGTTACCAGTTCCTTCATCATTTACAGTTAGAACACGATACCCGTTTGCTTGAACTTCACCGCCCTCAACATTCAAATTCAGAGTAGAGGCGGCTCCGTTGTTACGGGCCATAATTTCATTGCCATCAATAACGAGATTGAGGCCGCTGTCAGCCCCGATCTGGAAGGCGTGGAGCGTGGAGGAGATCGTCACATCATCGGTTGCGGTCAGCCTAAGTCGGGGTGCTGTTACGTCGCCTGTCAGTGTCCCGCCAGTGAGGGGCAGATAAGGTCCGCCTGTCACGAAGCCTTGGCCGGATACCCACGTTTGCGTGGCAACCGTAGCCCCGCCCACCTGCAAGGCCGTGGTAGCATTCCACGTTCCAGTTAACGTTCCACCGGCAGCGGAAGTCGAAAGGTGTTCGGTATCGGCCCACATGAGTTGAGCACCCGCACCTTGCGAGAAGGTAGCAAGAGTATCTTCTTCTGCACCATCCCAAGCGGTTATCGCAAATTGTCCGTCAATGGTTGATTGGCGAAGGTATATAGTTTTGGACCCAGTTGCCGCTTGTAGTTGGACTTCTCCGCCCCAGCCGTTCTGCTTACCCATGAACAAGGGAACGTTTACAACATCAACGGTTGAGGCACCCCAACGCATCCGATTGGAGCCTGTAATCGCTAAATCAATTCGATCAGTAGCGCCCTCATGAATGTACCCAGTCCCAGCAGCAGTAACGATCAGGTCGATCCCATTCAAATCAAGGCCAGAGGCCGTGAGGCTCATTCGTTCCGCCCCACCAATGGCCCATGCGAGGGCGTCAGTTCCGCTACGATACATCCCCATGTTGGTTTGAGCGGCGAACGTGTATGTTGGGCTGGCCGCAGCACCAGATTGGGCTTGGATCACTCCCCCCGTATTGAAGATGATACTGGCGTTCTGCATGTTTAGGGTGGAACTGAACGTCCCCCCACCGATAGCATTGAACGCACCCCCGACATCGAGGCGATCATCAAATTTCCAATAGCCAGCACCAGCCCCGGCTCCCATATAGGTGAATTCGTGGCCCCACTGATACCCCGCGTTATCATAAGGAGCCATCCAGAAACGATCATCAACGGTGGCATATTGCATCCGCATGTGGCCTTCGGAACTTGCTCCGCCTATGCGAACATAGTGGTCGTCCTCTAAGCGAACATCGCCATCAATCTCCAACGCACCGGTCATCGTATCGCCGGTATTCAGTACATAGTTGTCGGGAACAGAGGTCAGGTATCCTTGACTGCTCACCCACGTTTGAGTTGCGACTGAAGCGCCGCCTATTTGCAAGTCAGTTGTCGCGTTCCACGTTCCAGTTAACGTGCCACCAGCACTTGTAGCAGAGAGGCGTATATTCGTGTCATAGAAAAGATCGACACCCCCGCCCTGATAGAAGTTTGCCATCGTTTCGATAGCCGCTCCATCATAACTCTGGATAGCCACCTGCCCGTTAACGGCGTGGTTCAAATAGGCAACGTAGGCTCCGCTTGGGCCTTGTAGCTGTATCTGTGCGCCAGCCCCCGCGATCCTTGCTGCGTAGATGGAGGAATTGACGAACTGCGTAAGGTTTGCTCCGAACTTGATCCGGTTTACACCGTTGTATTGCAACGAACTGGTGGAAGTCAGGTCAACGGTCGGTGTAACTAGAACACCCGTCATAGTGTCGCCCGCAACAGCAACGTAATCGCTGTGCGTATGCCCCGTAGCGCTTTTGCCGTCCAACGCGGTTTGAAGTCCGGTCACATCAGATATGGCATGGGTGTGTGCAGAGGGCGTGAATGTCGAAGGAACCCCAGTGAGATTGGCCCATGCGAGATAGTAGGAGCCATCTTGGTTATCCAACGTATCCGCATCCACGTTCAGGGCATCGACATACGCCTTGTTAATCGTGGAAGTGACATAGGACTCGGTTGCAACAGCAGCGCCCCCGACTTGCAGAGCGGTAGTAGCATTCCACGTACCTGTCAGAGTGCCGCCTGCGCTTGTGGTCTCTAACCGTGCCGCACCGTCGTAATAGGCCAACAGGCCCGCATTGCGATTAGCGGCGAGGTAGTATTTCGCATTCGTGATGTCTTGCAGAACAAACTGATCCGAGCCGGAGGGGCTTGTGAGTCCCCAAACCCGGTCCCCGTTTGTGTTCTCAAGGATGACCCGAGCGCCGTATGTAGCGATGGAGTTGACTGTCGTGCCGTCAATAGCCGTCACCAATCGGTCTACGCCCGCATAGCGCGCACGAACCACATTAGCGTTGATAATCATGTTCTCTACGGCACCTGCGTAGATATTGATTACGTCATCGGCAGACGAGTAGATGTAGGTATCGTTATCAGCATCCAGATCGAGCCGTGTGCCATCCAGTTCTATGTTGCCGGTCATAGCCCCACCAGAAAGGGGCAGGTAGGAGTGTGTGTGCCCAGTGTCGCTCTTGCCGTCAAGGGCAGTTTGAAGCCCCGTGACATCAGAAATAACGTGACTATGGCCCGCAAGCGAAACAGCTGTTCCACCCACTGTTAATGAAGACGTTACATTCCACGCGCCTGTGAGTGTTCCACCAGAGCCGTTGAACGACAGAGCGGTGAAGCCGCCATAGATCAAGTTACCTGCGGAACCTGTGCCTTGTATGAAGGTACTAGCTCCCAGTTGGAGGTTGTCATTCCCATCATTGTAAAGCTGAGTGGACGTCCCTGCTATTGTCAAGCGGCCAGTAACGGAAACACCGCTGGCGTCAGTCGTAAACTTCTCAGCGTTTGCGTAGTAAAGAGCGGTGGCCGCATTAGCGTCCATGCGAATATTGTAGTTACGAGAAGCGAAACCATCCGGGGTATGTCCCAGAACAAGCTGGGTGGCTGTGCTCGGGGCCCACAACATCCAGTCGCCAGTGGAATTATCTTCCATTGTCAAGTGCGCGCCGGACCAAGCCCCCACTTGTTTGATTCCAAGGCCCCACGCTTCAGTATTAGCTACGTGTGTACCTGAATACAGAAGCCTGAATCCATTGGCACGGATAGACATCTGTGCCCCATTGGCATTGGTGAAATCAATAATATTCGTTCCCGGCGAATCTATTTTGGCACCGCCAGCAGCGTCTATTATAATGTCATTGCCGTTAAGATCGAGATTGCCTGACATAATACCGCCAGCCAATGGAAGGTAGGTGGCTAAGTCACTTTGAACAGCGAGCGGCGAACCGCCGATGTCCCAAGTTCCCACCAAGGTGCCGCCTGCGCTGGACGTGTACAGCTTCTCTACGCCAGTGTACCTCAAAGATACGTTTGTCGAAGACCAAGCAATTTGCTCTGTCGAACCATGCTTCAAGACGCCGAACGAACCGCTAGTCCCTACACGGGCGTCAGTTGTGTTGAACCGAATTTCATGGTCACTGTTCAGCAGGATATGGTCGTCATTGATCGAGAGCGCTTGGTGCCCCGACTGATCCCACATCTGAATTGCGCCACCATCACCAATAACAAGGCGATTAGTACCATTGGTATCTTTAAATTCAACCTGACCCTGACGGAATACGCTCTGGCGGATGTTGCCTTCATTGTCACGAAGGAAAAGCGCTCCATCGGCCCCCAGCTGCGTCAGGAAGAAGCTGTAAGAACCATCAGTTTTGGGCTTTAATTCTAATTCACCACCAACACTGGTATTCTTTCCGTATACGGTGTGACGCCAGTACGCGATGTCTTGTGCATTCCCACTGGTGTCAGAAACATTAACATCAATATTATTCGAGAATCTGTTGCCGTGACCAACATAACTATTCGATCCGCCAATTATGCTGATAGCAATATTGACAGTGTTGTTGCCATCGGCATCGCCTATAAATTGGTTATTGTCGATGAGCGCCTGATCGGCGTCCACTCGAAGGTGGATAACGTCGCCCGTCTTCCCTGCCGGGAGACTCTCGGTTACAAATGTGTTTCCAGTTATGATGCCTTCTTCCGACAGCGCCGGAGACGTTGCGTTCTGAATATCCACCGCATAGAAGGGCTGAGAATTAAAGCTAGCTTCAACCGTGGCATCGTTCCAATAAGAGAAACTGTTGTTGGTCAAGTACCACTGAGAATAACCGTTGATGTGGAGTGCACATCCCGCAGCATTGATATGGTTCTGGTGGAGTACCAATGAAGGCTGAGTGGTTCCAATGTCTGCTTGAGCATTGATGCCTGTGCGAACCCGAACGAAATTCGAGTGAGCAATGTACTGGCCTTCTGGATACCCAATAATACTGATACCAGTATCGCAATCGCTTGCGGTAACGTGTTCAATCACGCCCTCTAGAGACTGACCGTTCGTTACGGTGTCGGCAGTGGTCTGAGTCTCGACCTGAACAGCAACGCCGTCGTAATAAGCGGGGGAGCCATAAGTAGCGTCTGCGTTCGTTCCGATGTACCGAATCGAATTCACGTCGTAGTAAGAGACGTTGCGGAGATAGATGCCCTTCTTGAAGTAGTTGCCTATACCAGAACCGTAGACATTGACGTGCTTAATATAAACCCGACTCTCATTAGTGAAGGCCACGAGACGGTCACTATAAGTGGCTGTGCCGGTGTCATTGTTGTTGTAGAACGCATCACCATCTAACGGGTAGGTGCTTGTTCCGGTCGTTTGCGGGTCAGGGTTTTCATTCGAGAAGTAGAACCAACCGTTAATCAGGTCGTGCGAAACGAAATTGGCGGTCCAAGTCCGATTAGCCCATGTTCCGTCAGGCGACATGTAAATAGTGTCGTTCTGAGTCCAGTTTCCGGCCACTGAGCGAACGATGAACGGGGTTTGATCATCTGGCCAAGCTACTTTAATAGCTTCGTCCCAGACGCCCCCGGCAGCGAGTGAGAAGTCTCGGAAGATGCCACCTGTATTGTACCCATTAGAGAGTTGAGGGCTCAACAAGATAGCTGCGTCGGTTACTGTCCCTGAAAAGTAGAAGGTAGTCGAATTTTGACCCGCGCCTCGCAGGAACACGCTCTCCGGCATTCTGAGCTGACCGTCAAATGAGTACGTTCCGGGAGGGAAGTAAATTTCGGCTGCTCCGCCCCTCTTGGCGTATAGAACATCCCCGCTGTCGCGCAGTCTCGCAGTCAACGCATTGAAGTTCGACACATTGTCAGTCGCCGAATTGCCGGGGCGAATGTCAAAGTCCAGAGCGTTCAGAGACTGAGAGACTTCCGACAACGACCGGAAGAACATGCGAGTCGGAGACGAAATGTCGTCCACCATCGGGACGTTACGCCGAGAACCATCATACCCAGTAGGGGTGTCGTTAAGATATACGAACGTGTCCGCAACGCCAGAGGAACCCGTCGTGTCTCCGGTATCTTCTAGGCGGAACGAACCAGAACCGGTGGCTGTGAGTTCCACTTCCCGACCCAATTCATCAGCCGGAACGCTTTCAATATGGCCCTCGTTATCATAAACTTTAATTCTGAAATAGTGGGTTCCAGCCGCAAATGTCGCAGTGGCGGCTTCGTCATACAGATACTTACTATAAGTGTCTGTGGATGGAACAGAGGGGTCCGAATGATCAGACTTTCCTACGTTGTCAACCGAATAAAAGCTTAAAGCTGGTGCCCCAAACAGAACCTCCCCGGTAAGAACGGTCAACCGCACTTGGTTGATAGTCGGAGTTCCGGAGGTGACTACCCCGTACGCTCTGTCCGACAATTTGGTTGCGTTAGCAGTCCACCAAGCATCGTTCTGACCTGTTGGGTCCGAGGTGGCATGCCACACTTCGATAGTAAATGAAGTCGGGACGTCGGTGTCTTCATAGTGGTGGTCATTAATAAAGTGGCGACCAGCGACCCGAACATCATCCAGCGTGTCGGATAGATCAATGGTATAGAAGTCGTCGTTGTTGGTAAGACGAGCCGTAATTCTCTTAGACGTATAACCTTGGCCCGCGAAGATTTCCCCACGGAGGTATTCAGTCACACCCGACGACGTCAGAATAAGGTTGCCCAGTCCATCGATGATGTCGAATGACCGCATCGTGACGTGACCGTACTTGTCCACCGAGAAGGGAGCACCTGCACCAAGCGCGGCCCCCGACCAGATTCTCCAGTCGTAGTTCGGATTTCCCGACAAACCAACTCGGTTGACCGAATCTGTACCGACCTGAATTTGAGATTCGGCAAAGATTTTATCGCCGGTAATTGAATCCGCGACAATACCTTGCCCGTCAATGAGCGTCCCACCGGATGGAACCCAGTCCGATAAAGCGGTCTGGTTGATGAAAGCTTTGGACACTTGAAGACGGCGGAATTTTGCCACCTCAGTGCTCTCCAATGAACTTCCGTTCATCAAAACTCTCATTCTGACTGCGGTGGCGGGAACCGTGATCACCGCGCCGAGACGGTCCATATTCGCCAAAGTGCCATCGGTGCTGGCGGTGGTGTTGTTATAGCTAATGTCTTCAGCACCAAGGTATCCGCCAGAATAAGCGCTGAAGAATTGCACAACTAGCTGGGCATTCCCAGCGTTGGTGGCTTGAGCGTAAACCGAAACTTCCCATTTTTCTCCGGCGACTACATCGTAGTCGTGCCGGTTAGTGCCGCTAGCGTCCGAAGGGCCGACGTTGTCGGTCTGGTCCACTGCGGAGGAAGTCAATACCAAAACTTGTTCACTGCCGAAAGCGGACCCGGCTTCGCCGCAAGCCTCCACAGTCTTGGTTACGTTGGAGTTGGTTCCAGTTTTAAAATATGAAAAATTGGCTGAAAAATCCGCATTTCGAGCAATGTTGTTGTTAAGACCGACGTTTAAAGCGGAGGCCCCGACTGTTCCAGCAACCAACAAATTACCGTCGATTTCAACATTGGAAGCATTCATCCGAATCTTATTGCCGGAGACTTGGAAAACCGGAAGATTCGATGCAGATGTTGGGTTCCAGATGCTGAAATAGTCGGCCTCAAAACCAATTTCCGACATCGCCGCTCCGTCGCCCCCGGCGCGGGAAGTTAAGAATGCGCGGGCTACGGTGTTGGAATCTCCGGTTCCAGCTTGGGTTTGCAGAATAATGGCGGCGGTAGAAGTACCGTCGTCGAACAGTGCTTCTTGGAAAATGTCGGCCCGGGCTTTTTGTTCGATATACGACAAATCACCATAAGCGACAAACGCCACTTTGTGGACGCGCCATTTGTCGTTAGTGGTCTGTCCATCCAGAGCCGCTGGAGCCACCCACCACCGCGTTGGGTCGGCGGTTCCCCAAGATGCTGGACCTGAATCGGCGGAACCCTCAAGGTCGAACACGAACGTGTACATTTTACCGGCTGTGTACACGCCTTGTGCGTTGTTGTTTAAGGCTAAAATCCACGAGCCGCCGCTATTGGTGCCGGAACGCCAGTTGAAATACGGAGTAACCGGGATATCCGACGCGCCGCTGACGAACTCCATAACCACTACCGCATAGCGAACCTTTTCCCAGTCAACAGAATTTTGTTGATCGGAAGAAAGGTCCCAACCGGCATAGGACAGCCCCGTGTCTGCAGTGGCGGTTATTTCAATTCCATTGTTGGCCACTGAAGTAGTGACCAGAGCCTTGGCAGTGGCATCGCCGGAGCCAGTACCGTCATTCCATTGCCAAACCAGATCGGGGTGAACGTCGGTAAGATTCGGCAGAACAGCGCCCGCTTCGACCGAGTCGAGACGATACCCAAGAGCCGTGTCGCCACTCTGGCGACCCAAAATCTCTTGCGCGATTCGAGCGTAAGCGGAGCCCCCGGCGTCGGCAGTGTCGTCCTGTTCACCAACCAATATTTCGGTATTAGAAACCCTTTGTTCGATTGGGGCGTTGGTTCCAACCAGCGAACGGATAGAATCAATACCGCCAGTGGTGCTCTCTTTGGTGCCAACGGCCAGCAGCACGTCAGTGTTGGCCGGAGTAAACTGAACCCCCGCCGAGTTGGTGTCGTCGTGCGCATACCAGATGTCGTTTACGTCGTCGTACGTGACCACACCTACATAGGCGTTCCCGGTGGCCGGATCGGTGAGACCCCCGCCCATTCTGCTGCTCCAATCGGAATTGGAGTACATAATATAGAATCGTTGGCCGCGCGGAACAGTTGAACCTTCCCACGGAGTGTTGATATTAAACGGAGTGTGGAAAATCTGGCCGTTTGTACCAGTTTCGTCGATCCGGTTCAAAGTAGGGTGGTTAAACCAACCATCCCCGCCATCGTCCGCCGCGTTGGATACTCGAATTTCTCCGACATCCGCGCCAGTGGTGAGTTCATTGGGGTGGAAGTATACGTCGCCGTTCACGCCCGCCGAAATGCCGGGCGGAATGACGGACTTTCCGATTTCCATGACGCGGTTGATTTCGTCCTGAACCGAGGACGCCAGTTTGGTCAGGGTGATAGAACCATCTGGGATGTCGTTAATTGGCTCAAGTGTCGTAATACTGGCCTCGGACGAAGCGACGAGACCATCCGTGCCGAATTCGTCGAACACCGCGTATTTGTAATAATAAGTCGTGTTGGCGCTGGCCGGGAATGAAGCTTTACCGCGACCTTTGAACACAATGTTGTCATCGGTAGTGGTGACACTTGGCGAAGTGTCGGCCCAGACAACCATGCCTTCAAAATCGGGGTCCGTAGGCTCCACATAATCGAGGAAAATTTCGCGGTATGAAGCCGTCACCGTAACCACCGGCATGGATGGTTTCGTGTTGGTGACGGTAATTGTGTCTTTTTGGCCGACTTCGTTGTACTTATTTACATAAGCCACTTCCACGCTGAAGCTTCGAAGAGGAACGCCGTTGTTGTCGTCAAAATTGTTTTCGTATGTATAAGTATAGAAGTTGTCAGTGACAAATTCGCGGCGGAGCAAGGTGCTCCCATTGTAAACCTCAACTTGATAATGCTGGAACAGCGGATCGGTGGAGGACGAATCCCCGCCAAAACGCTCTGCGCCCGGGCTCTGGGCCAAGCCGGAGGCCCGACGCCAAGCAAAGACTGCATCTTTCCCTTCGAATTCAGTTACAATCCCCTTCTCGAACAGTTCGAGACCACTAACGGAGGGGGCTGGAACAGGAGAAGCCGAGTCAATTTCAATAGTGGCTTCAACAGGATCGGCGGAGATGTAACCAAACACGTTTTTGGCATACACCCGGATAGTGTAGGTGTCTGGATAGGGGAAATGAATTTGGGCAGAATTGCCGGTAGTGTACCCGTGTTCGACCCACTGAGGATCGCCGTCTCTCTTGTACACGACCGCGTATTTGTCGATATACCGATCCGGAGAAAGGGCCCAACCCACATCGATGTAGTCTTCGATGCTCTGAGGATTGACGACTTCGATCTGGCGGGACACCGTAATTGAAGCCGGTGGTTCGACCTTATTGACCTGAGGAAGCTTGGTATAAGTCTCGATAGGAAAGTCGATATTGTCTTCGACAGAGGCAAATTTGTTGGGGTCGTACCTTAGGGCCGTGACCTCATAACATTTGACTTCGTTGATTTCCACTTCGCGGATAGATAGCACCCGGAATTGAGGGAGGGAGACGTCCGTTCCGAGAATAGCAAATACTTCCCCCACCAGCGGAGTGCGAGTCGGAGAACCCGACATCGTCACCGTGTCGGTGGTGACGCTACCCGGATTTATCAAATTCACGAGTTCCGGAGTGCCGTCCGTATCGAGGACCGAAACTTGGTAGGTTTCGTTGGTATCGAACGCGTAAGCTTTATCCAAAGTGAGAGTAGAACCCGATATTCCAGCAATACGACCGGCGTTCCGGACTCCCAAGCGCTCGGGGTCACTGACCCGAATCACCGATCCGGGACGAATGTTGAGGTGGTCGGCGTGGCAAACGTACGAAACAGTTTCGGTTTCGTTGAGTTCCGAATAAATGATCCAACGCGCCGCCCGGTGGGCCATGGCACGAGAAGTACAACCGTGAAGGACAACGTCTTTACGGCGATACCCGAGAGTGGCAATACCGAGGCGATCTTCTACGACCTCAACCGCTGGACGACCAAAATTGTTCGGATCGGACCATGTTGCAAACACGGCGGTATGGCGGGCCTTTTTGGCAGACTTTTGATACCGGAATGTGCCGCCGATCACGCGGGTCTGGTTGACTTCGATTTCAGGGTCTTTGGGGCTGTCCTGAACAAGAGTGACGGAGCCCGATCCCCAGTACATCATACCACGGAAGGTGGAAGCCAGAACATTCAGAACTTCCCAAGCTTCTCGCTGTTCTTGGATGACACCATTAAATCTGAATCTGGGCTCGGTTCCACCTCGTCCATCGTCCACCAAGCCGTCACAATAGACGCCAATGTTGTAGACTGACCACACATCCACGTTGGATGCGCCGAGTTCTTCCCCCAGACCGTATCGTTCGTGAGTGGCCAGATCGTACCAAATCCACGCCGGGTTGTCGGTGAACCCGTCCACAAGAGTTCCGGTCCACGGTCCTTCGTACAAGTCATACTGGCGGGTAACGGGATTATAAATGTCAGGAATCTTGACCTTCCGGCCTTTGACATTGTACGCCCGCTTTGGAGGGTTCGACCCGAACTGTTGAGCATCGATTTCGAGAGCGATCATCGCCGAATCGGGATACGAAAACTTGGATTCGTTGATAGAAGTGTAGGAAGACCACACAGTGCCGTTCTGAAGATCGACCGTGTCCGAATCTGCAGTTACCCGTTCAACTTCGAGGGTGTAGGTGTCCGTTCCCGGAACTTCGACATAGTAGGCCCGTTCATAGGCGCTGTTGGTTTTCCCCGAAATGGTAATAGTCTGAGAGCTAATTTCAGCCCCGCCCGGGTTGGTTTTCCACCTTATAATTAAAGATACCGAAGTACCGGTGATTCGCTGTTCGTCCTGCTTGACATGCTGGAGACCAGTTACTTGGATAGTGACTCGAACAGCGTCCATGGTGGAGCCGTCAATGGATCGAGTGACGGGAATAGCTTGCTTTACTTCAGCGCCTACCGGGATGGTGGCTTCGGCCTCAGCAAACCCGGGTATGGAAGTTTGATCCGGGAGACCTTCGCGGGTGGCCCATTTAAAGCCTTGGAAATTGTAAGTATCGTCGCTGTTTTGAAGCGGAACTTCGTTCAGGTAGATGGATTTGTCGCCGTCCAGCAAGCCGCCGATTTCGCCCTCGGAAATGAGGTCGATAATTCGAGCTTTGGAAGCAGACCGAAGAGTGTTCGGGTCTTCCTTAACACCACTGTCTCCGCCGCCTTTACCTTTGCGGCCAGTGAGAACGTCAAGATCAGGCAAATCTTTCATAGTATTTGCATGTCCGTATTTTTCAACGAACCTCCCACTCCGGATTGACCACCCGTGTTTCGACCATCATTGAAACCAGAACCAATTGCGATGTCTTGAACAGTGACTGACGTGTGGATGACCAAAGAGCCAACCCACACGTCAACACCATAGACGATTGGAATAACAGCGCCTTGTTCGGCGCGATTTTCAGGGCCATTGAACATGAAAGAGGAACTCTGCTCTCTGTCCCCGTAGTTCCCAACTTCGGGCGTCGGGGTCATCATCATAGCAACTCCGCCTAGCGCCATTGATGCACCGAACATGGCCACATGACCGAATGTAACGGAAGAACCGAAAACGTGGAATGCGGTCTGTGACAGACCCTTCATCATCGACATGCCAGCAAACTGCATGCCGGGGATAAGGAAAGACGCGCCAATAAGTGCAATCCCTAAAAGGACCTTGCCCACTCCTTTCTTACCACCTTCAAGCTCGGGGATGATGTGAAGCTCCTCCACATCGCCCATGCCCAAATGCAGAGTGGGTATAATCTGGTCCATGCCGTCTTCGATCGTTCCCTTACGGATTCGATAAAGACCTTCCCGAAGTTTTGTTTCGAAACCATCAAATTGAGAACACAGAGCGCGAATAGCCTCTCCCGGAGACTCTACCTTAAAATTGTAGGGTCCGCCGAATTCTTCAGCTAGTGCTCCGTGCAGAATTATCTTCTTCATATCTCAACCAGTGCGTTACATATCTGGCCCAAGGGCCGAAGGATGTTCTACCACTGAGTCGACCGACGTAATGTTGAAGAACAGTGCCGTTTCCCATGTAAATCCCGCCGTGGTTTGGAACCGGGGATTTGATTTGAGAAAGGAACACGTCACCTCTCTTTACATCTTTCGCCTCGATGGGGACGAAACCGGCTTTAGAAATCCCATCTCTATAAAGGTCTTTCGTCTGCCACCACTCCCAATCTCTAGGGAACTCTGGCAGTATAACACATTCTTCTATCTCATAGAAGTCCTTTATTAACGCGTAGCAGTCGCCTTTTCCATCTGAACCTGACGGTCCGTGACGAAACGGCCTCCCTATCAGACTGGGGGTTGCGATATCGGAGCCCCAATAAACCGTGTCGCGGCAGTAGCCCTCCGTCACGTTGGCCACTCCAAACGTCTTGTTAAACGCTACTTGGGTTTTCATGTCATATTCGGACAAGTAGAGTTCGGCTTGGTCAGGGTGGCTGTGCACGAAAGCCAGACAATCGGGCATAAAGATGTCGACGTCTCTTCGATCTACTCGAAAGTTGTCTTTTGGGTTTTCATGGACGTTGTCAACTTCGAACACTTCGCCGCCCGGCATTACGAACGCGCATGCCTCGTTGGGATACTTTTTGAGGAAAATTTCCTCTATCTGCTTTTGGACTTTAGAACCGGTTAAGAGCGATTGCTGGGAAGAAATATCCGGGCAAGTCATCATTAGGGAATCTGGCACGGCAACCTCCGGGGGTCTGGCTACAGCTATCGTTAGCCTTAGTTGAGGAAGAGTCAGTACCATCAAAATAGTTGGACCCCGCATAGGGGCAGGCCCATGGTGTTGTGTCCGCATCAAAATCGTCAGTACCTGAGTTGTAACGACGATATCGACGAAGACACACTTCCTTGGTGGCGACTCTCTTAGGAAGTTTTATTCCTCGTTGGTCGAGGACAGACGACAAAGTGAACTGAACGGACTCTTTGTCTTGGTGCTTCAATT